AACTCTGTGTTCTGTTCTAAGTCTGCCTGCATCATAGTTTGATTGGTTTCTAGTGTGTTTAGCCTTTCTATCAAGCCAAAATACGCCCAAGTCGCAAGACTCGCCGCCGCGACCATAGATATGATATTGCGTAGCGGCAAGGCCACCTCAGTGTTTTCGCTTAATTTAGGCACATTTGTCCCCTACATACACAAATCATCGTATTTAGTTGTGTGAAGCCTATGCCCAGATAAATCTCCGTGTCTTACACTCCACAGCTTTAGAAACCACTTAACCATTTCTTCTTCCCTTAGATTCTTGTCCCATCCATATGCCAAATATACCTGTCATAACACCCATTATAACAGATACAAACGCGCTTTGTTGCATAGTTGGGTCTTCTAAATTCATAAACCACTCTGCACAGCGCCAAGACATGGCTATGCTACAAATCATTGTTAGGCGAGCGACCGCATTATATTCGATTATTTTTTTTATATAGTCCATTTATACTACGGTACAATTTTTACCGTCCCTGAGTCATTGTACAGCGCACCAGACTCAAGTCCTGTTGCGGATGTAGGCAATGCGGTCAAAGTAATTGTTGTCGCCCGTATGTCTCCAGCAGTTCTTTCCTGCTCGATAAATATCTCTAATGCCCTAAGCAAATCTTGCATATAAGTCAGAGAGTATTCTGATGTTGGCTCAGGTAATCTAGGTGCTGGTAAATTGGTTAATGCCATTATCTTTTCCCGTCAGGCCTAATATTTACCCTTGGTGAACCTAGTTTCCATTTTGTACCCAAAGCGGCTGATTCAACACGAACAGCGAATGAGCGCCCTCTTGTCCTTAGATTTAATTGTTCTGTAAATGTTTCTACAGGAGATGACGCAGTTCTAACAGCAGTGCCAGCCGAAGTATTAGAATAGGCAGCCCCCGGCTCTGTTCTTGATTTTAAGGTAAATGTTGCTTGTGGGCTTGCTAAAGAAGTTGAGCCTACAAAGGTTAGGTCAGGTATTACCTTTGTCACCAAACTAAAGCTGTCGCCATCTTGTATGTCCATTGGCGCTGACTCAATAAAAGAGTTCATTGCAGAGCCATCGTCATCGTATTCAAATTCGTGATTATACAGATACGCGCCCTGTGCTGCTATCGGAAATGCTCTGGTTCCTCTATCCAGCCAAGCAGAGCGGCTAAGGGTTCCGTAATACCAGATGTTATCTTTGTAGTTATATATAACGTACCTGTCGTTCTCTCCGTTACCACTATTAGCTACTGAATTTGTATCAGAGCAATACAGCCATATGACTTCAGAAAACTCTGAATTTACACCGCCATATACTTTATCTGTTTGGCTCAAATTAAAATCTGCAAACACATGGTCTTTTACAGTGCATTCTAGTTGCTGTGTTTGCCCTGAGTAAACATAGAAATTATCTATACCCATCCAGTACACAACGTCTTCTGTGGCAACGGCGGCGTTTGGACCCATGATAGTAATGTTTGATGCCAACTGCTGTAAACCAAATGTAAACGGTGGCCCGATAAATCTCATCGAATGAAGAGATGTGTCTGTCCAGACCAGAATCTCACGCTTTGTCTCAACAGCTTGAACAAACTCAGAGCCAGAACCTAAAATCAAATCACCAGCAGTATTAGATGTTGTTGGGAACCAATCTACAGCGTTCTCTTGAGATGAGAATCTAATTAACAGCGGGTCTTGCGTTCCGTTTCCCTGAGCCGCAGACGAGCTTGAATTAATAGCGTCACAACCAAAAGCTATAACGTGTCTATCTTGGTCAGATACAAGCACCTGTTTAGCCACCGTGGGGACAGACTTGGCTCCAGCTTTTGTAGAAACCTCTACGGCTCTGGCGCTAAGACCGCCAGATTTATCCCAATAGTACAAATTAGAGTCTCTGGCATTTATAATAAGGTCTTCGCCAAAATTATCATGCGACCAGAGCCTTATCTCTGTAGATGTAGTAAGAGCAGAAGCTAAACCCCAGCCCCCTGACCCCCACGTTCCAGCACCCCAACCTGTGCCGCCAACTTGAGAGTTCAGCCCTGCATTTATCTGATACGCGCCAACAGCAGAACTGCCGCCGTTACCAGAGTCTGACGAGTTGGCTGTTACTGCGTTCCCGGTAGTTGGGTCTTTGGCTGTTATTACATAAACGCCAGAGCTTGTTACTGAATCAATTTGATATTCTTGATTTAGCACATCTGCTGTAATAAGACCGCCAAGAGTTGCAGCCCCACTAAATGTAACAAAATCATTTATGTTAGCGCCATGATTTGTATCTGATACTGTTATTGAAGACGACCCATTACTAGCGCTAAAGGTAACATCACCAGCGGCTGTTGTGTTTCTAAGTGGTGTGATGTCATTAAAGCCCCCACCTTCTTCAATATAGTATTTTAAGTGAGTGCCAATGCCAAGAAGATTGGAACCATCCAGCGCTATCCAGTTGTGCAAAGCACGACACACACCCTGAAATGTGTTCGCAGAATACTTTAGCCAGCCGCCAATTTTTTCTGGATAGCCAAGACGAAATCTAATTTTGTCGCCATCAACCCAGCCACCCTCGTTAGAGTAAGGGGTAACGTCCTTGTTGATGCCAGCTTTAAATTGTAGTTTTTGTAACGGCATGACATACCTACGATGGCTGTGTTATAGATGCTGCACTACTTGCGCGAAAAGTTCCCCCTAAAACGCGAGCGCCTTTACTAAAGGAGGGTGGGTTTTTTGCGTAAAAACCAAACCACTTATACCCAGCGCTGTTTGCGGCGCTTACATTATCCGTAGCCCATGTAATGATGCCCACATTATAATTACCGCCAATGTAAGTGATAGAATTTATAGTGCCGTCAGCGTTCCATGAGATGCTGTAACTCCTATCGCCACCATCATGGCCATCAGACCCAGCGTTCCAAGCCGCAACCACATTAGTTACAGTGCTGCTAGTTAAGCCACCGTACAAAACAACATTGTTGTTGTATGCTGATACGTCTTCGTTTTGTGAAATTGTGATGCTTGCGCTGGTAATAAAACCAGTTCCAGCATGAAAGACAGGCTGCCAAGCTACAGCATTTGCACCATTAGAAATGGTGGAGGGGGCGGCTGTACTGCTTTGTGAGGTAACGCCAAATCCAGAAGTGTCAAATGGAGAAAACTGATAAGCCATCCAAACCCTTATGTCTCTTGTTTGAGTTCCCGCTGAAGAGTAAAAGTCTTTAAGGCTAACCTCCCCAGATTGAGGAACAGAGGCGTTGGAGGCATTGTCAGACACACTGCCCCCGCCTCGATAGTATTCTTTAAGGCTATGGGGGGCAGAGCCGCCAAATTGTGTAGCCAGTTGGCTTAACTTAATTTCACCAGAATCAGGTAGTGCCATAATTAAATAGTTCCTTCGGCGGTAATGTCATCCGCAGAAACAATTTCACCTGTAGTTTTTATTTTAGCCACTCCTGTGCCATTGTAGCTAAAAACCAATTCGTTGCTAACCACGCTTAAAGTCCAGCTACCAAGTGTAAATGTGCTGCCGCTGATTGGCACTGTTGAGAAACTTAAAACACCTGAGCCATTTGTTTGCAAATACTGGCCGTTTGTGCCGTCCGCTGTAGGATAACTAAGGCCATCCAGCACAACCTTACCAGTGCCATTGGGTGTAAGGCTAATATTTGCATTCGCACCATCAGCTATGGCAATAGTCCCGGAGTTGGTCCCACCATTTGTGCTTAGTGTTAGGTCGCCTGTGCCGTTTGTTGTTATTGTGGCATCTGCATTATTATCCCCAACTCTAACTGTGTCAGCGTCAAGCTGAACATCACCTGTTCCGTTTGGCGCTATGACCACATTGCCATTGCTAGTTGATGTAATGCTATTACCATTTACATCTAGGTTTGCTGATAACTGTGGGCTTGCATCATTAACCAAGTCTGTTGGCGGTGTTAGTGATTTAAATTTACCGCTTGAAGCACCCCCGCCGTCTCCAGTTACAGCTTGAGTTGCTCCAGAGGCAATCTCCACGCCATTAGATGTAGAGTATGTATTACCCTTATAGATTATTCTACAGGCCGCATCAGTTTCGTTTCTAATTGTGTAAAACTTTTTTTGGTCTGTCGGGGTTACTCTAAGTTCAAATGTGGACCCCGGAGTTCCAGAAAGAACCAAAACAGTCTTTTGACCATCTGAAACAGAGCCATCATTTGTTGTTAGGTCTTGACTGCCAGTTATAGTTATGGCCGCCTGTCCATGTAGGGCCGCGTCAATGATGTCAAAGTTGGTATTGGTTGTTGTACCCCAAGTACCCGCTTGGTCACCAGTACCCGGCTTCTCAATCCCTGTATTAGTTGTATAGGTACTTGCCATTTATACCACCTTATTTGTCCATGTTTCCACTGATGTATTTGCGTTTATCTCTGTCCAGCTTCCGCTACCAGTGCTTGTTATCTCTGCCCAGTTTTCTATACTTGCATTAGAATCTACTATTACCCACAGTATATCACCATTTGTTGTTATTAAGAATACACCGCTCATTTCTTGTGAAGCAAACCTTACAAGGCCACCTAAAGTAGATATGTCGAAAGAGCTATCTAAGGAAGCAACCGCTCTAAGCAATAAGCCACCTGTTGATGTTTGAATAAAGTTTGCATCTAGTTCTGCAATGCCTGAAGCAATTAATTGTTGCGTGGTAGTTTGAGTAAAGTTTGCGTCAACACTAGAAGCTCCTGATGCAATAAAAATCGGTGTGGATGTTTGGGTAAAGTTTGCGTCTAACTCTGCAACACCAGAGGCTGTAAAGTTTGGTACAGCGGTTTGAGTAAAGTTTGCATCAACACTCGCGACACCCGCAGCTATAAGTTGTTGTGTTGTTGTTTGGGTAAAATTACTTGATAAATCTACTTCGCCTATAAGAGTCCCGGCAGCGGCAGATATTTTTACAAACAAGGCCTCTAACTCTGCGACTCCTGAAAAAATAGGACTAGCAGAAGTCGTTTGTGTGAAATTTGCATCAACAGTTTCAGACCCAAAAAGTAAAATGCCTTGGGTGGCAATAGGTGATTCTGATATTGCCTGAACGCCAAACATTGTCTCTAACCTAGAGCCGTAATAACTAATTTAGGCTGATGAAATTGGTCCGTGCTAGTACCGCCCTCCCAATATGTAGTAGAATGAAGAAACGCCTCATTTGATGAACTATTTTCCGCACACGTAATTTTAAGAGTTTTTGCTGATGTCCATGTAGCCTGTCTGCCAGTTGCAGTGCTTGCTGAACCGCCAATGGGTATTACATACCTTAAAGTTGCTAATAATTCTGGATATTGACAACTTAAATTAAGCCTTTGATTTGTCACTTCATCTGAACCAATAAAAAACTTAAAATGACCAATACCGTGGGCATCATAGAAAGTAAACTGAAGGGTAAATTCGTATACTACGCAAGTTGTTCCTGATGGAGGAGTATATGAAAGTTCAGAACCAGTAACTGTGGCAAAACTAGTTGTTAATGCCTGTGCGGCTGTCACATTTGTAGGGGTGTAGGTTCCGCTAGAAACGGTGTAGCTTTGCCCATCACATATCATAGCAAGCTGCTCTTTAACAAAACTTCCGCCACCTATAAATGCTGCTAATTCTGCTGCTTTACTCATGCTAAGTCTCCATGAATTGTAAGGCAGTTATCATCATTATCTGTTCGATTTGTTTGATAAAGATAGTTATTTAAAGCACCACCGTTAATTGTGACAATACTTCCTGTTGAAAGAGTTTTTAAGCTATTTGCAAGAGCGTTATTGTTAGAGTGTTTTGCAGCAAATTGCGCTGAATAATTAGCATTTGAAAAACTAGTTGAAAACGCAATGGTGTGGTCGCCCTGACCATTATCTGTAAAAGAACTTGAGTTAAGTGAATTTACCAAAGCGGTTGCACTGTAATGTGTCCACACTTTCGCACTTCCCCCCGCCACATATGTCATGCCAACAGAGTTGTTACCGCTGGCATCTTTTAGGGTGTTTACTCTCAGTTCGCTTGCCATTATGCGAGGTCTCCGTGTATGTTAGAAAATGCGGGGTCAACATCTTCATTAGAGTTGTTTTGGTCTCTACACAATATGGTAACATTTGAGGTGTTTGCCCCAGAATGAATTTGTATTTGATTTCCACTAGCGTGTGCAACATTATAGTTTGCATTGTTCATGTTATTGGTAAAAATAAAAGCATAATTACCTGTTCCATTATCTGCCGTGCTACTTACATTGAAACTGTCATCCAACCCAATAGTGCCTGTACCATCTAATCTTGCCCACATTTTACACAACCCCTGTTGCAGGTTAGTCGTGGTTGAGTTGCCTTCACCTGTCACAGCAACAGAGCCAGCGGTAGCCACACCCATAATTGTTTCTACTTTGAGTATGCTTGCCATTATGCGAGGTCTCCTACAGTCATGCAATACGAGCCATTGTGGTCTTCCAAAGCCCCATTTGAGCTACCATTAGACCCGTAATAAGTGTTAAAGTTAATTGAAGATGCAGACTGAGGACTATCCCCTGATTGGTCTGAATTACTACCGCCCCTAGAATATCCTGAATTGCCACTACTACCGTCATTTGCGGTGTTAAAAGAACAAGTCATGATACACTTATCAGTAGCACTAGATAATCCGTTAGTATAGGTGCTAGTATAATCGCCTTCAGAATTATCAGTTAAACTGCTCTGATTGAACGACCCATCTGTTGTTTGGTTGACAGCATCATAATTAACCCAATGTTTAGCGGCCTGTTGTTTAGTCAATGCAACAGGGCCAGTGCCAGCCTTATCTGCAATAGTATCTACATTCAGTACACTGGTCATACGATGCTCCAATACCCATTGACAGTCACGGTTGCGTTCTGTGTAATAGGCCCAGCCGATACCCCATTCTCGTCTGCATCAATAGTGATGTTTGCACTAATAGTCTGACCGTTTAGACGGATGATGCTGTTGTTGCCCTTAAACGGATAGCGAGTGTCAGACTCTGACTTCGTGTAACTGTTAGCTACAGAAAAGGTGTCATAGATAACCATCTCAACTATATCATTGAGGCTTGCCCCCGTTACCAAGACTACTGTTGTGCCTGTTGTGGCCGCGTAGTCAGTCCCCGGTTTAAGCAAGACACCATTCTGATATACATCCATGTACAGGCTGTCTTGATACGTCAAAACTTTACTGTCAGCATCGCTGCCGCTAAAAGAGGTTTGCCCTGCGGTTGCTTGATATACAAAGCGATTGCGAAAACCTACTGCTGGGGATTTACCTATGTAAGGCATATTTACTCTCTTACTTTATTGTTGGTTGGGTGTTCGGGCCACTCCACAGTTCGCAAATTATTATGTGTTTTTGTAATGTCTCTAAGTTTTTGTCGATAAGAAACAAAAGCGTTTTTTATTGAATCAGGCACATCCGCCCCTTGAGTCCAATCTGTTTTCGCTAGTTTTGCATTCCTTGATTGTCTTAAAGCCCTTAAGGCACGTTCTTCCACTGTGCCAGACGCTGCTTCTCTTTCTTGTGCTTCTTTAATTTCTACATCTGTCAAATCAATAAATTGAGGTTGATTTGAAACAGAAAAATCAACAATACATTTTTTCATGCGCCTGACATTCCATAAATTCTAACATATCCTTCACCTATATTTCCATTACTCATATAAAACTTTACGCCCGTAAAGGTTTCAGGATTACCGCCATACCCATCCATACAAATATAAAAAGAACCCCCTTGTGGCTCAGTGCCTGTTGAGTTGCTTTGATAGTTTCCTAAAAAAACCGGAGGGGCTTGAGTTGCGCCATTATAAACAAAATTTCTGCCTAATAAAGTTCCGGTAAAACGAATACCTTCATGTCGGTTATTTGCCTGATGTGCGCCCATTAGTGGGCCTAATTTTCCTACAGGGTCATAAGGGTCGGTAAAATCGTCCCCGTCAATCATATAAGAAAATCCAAATTTAGCGGTGCTGTGATACCCAGCATTGTTTCCTGCACTATCTAGCATCACGAAATAAAGTTGTTCATTGTCTAATGCAGGATAAATATGAGCATTAATAACAAACGCATCAAAGTCAGTAGATAAATTTTGAAAAGTTACATTGGCAACTGCACTTGTAATATTTACAGTTGATAATTCTCTAAGACCCGGTTTAGCTCCAGTAGCAAGCCCACTAAGGTTTACGGTCGTTAATGCCATTTGCCTGCTCCAAAAACTCTACACTTATGCGTAAGGGCTATCACCCAGCACGGAGGTATCCCAAGCTGCTTTTAGCTTTGCGATTGTGTCTGCGTCTGTAATCGCTTGTGCGGCTGGTGCATCACGAAGAGCTTTTTTCTTAGCTACAGAAGCAGTCTTTGCAGAAGCATCGTCAGCTTCTAGCGCTTTCATGTACACTACATCTTCTGCATCAAGCAAAGGTCCACGAACTTCACGGATTTTATCCTTGAAGATTTCTTTTGCCTTAGTCATATCTTCAGAGATGACTTTGCCGTTCAAAGTCCATGCATTACGAAAGTGACGGTCTGATGGAACGGTAACGGTTGAGGCATCAACCTGATTGCCGTCTTTATCTACAATATAAGTTGTTGCCATTGGGTTACTCCTTATGCGGCTACGATTTTATCAGTGGCTAGGTCTTCACTAATCTTCCAAGCATTACGCCACTCTCTTGTTGCTGGAAGCTGTTCTGTTTTGCATATTACCAGTTTTGGCTTATTACCGCTATCCCACTCACGCCAAACGTGTTGTGGGCAGTCTTTCATTATGAGATATTCCAAGGCTTGCTCCTCTGTCATAGCCTCAACGGGTTCTGTGTTGTGCAATAGATAGCCACGAGTATGTTTCTTAAAGTCTGGCTGGGCTTCGTCCTTGGCAAGTTCCCAGTACACCCAGACCGGGGGTAGAATACCGCCCTGCAATGCACAAGCCATCCAGTTTGGATCTGGTACGAGTATCTTAGCGCACTCGTCTATACTGTCTTCGTATACGACACGATAGTCAGATTGATATGCTTCTAAGTTTTCTTTTGCCCAGCACAGTCTGTCCCATAAGTGTGTGCCTTGAAATTTTGGTGTGTCCATTATGCTAAATCTCCCATCACAATTATAGAACAACCATTTGTAGCATCAGTTGCACTGCTATTTGTAGAAACTTGATACGTTTGCACAGTTGCTTGAGAAGTTGAGGCAGTTTCTATAGTTATTCTTCTGTTGTTAGATATAAATGCACATTGTCCAGCAGCATATAAGGCATTGCTCATGTTTGATGTAAAAAGCAAATCTGTTTCACCCGCACCTCCATCAACAATGCTGGCAATATTCAAACTATCGCTTAAAGTATGTGTGCTGTCTTGAACCACTTTAGCCCAAGCCTTCGCACTACCATTGACAACAAACTGCGTGTCAACCGACCCTGCGGTGCTGTGTTCTAGTTGGTCTGCTTTTATCTTTCCTAGAGCCATTATGCGAGGTCTCCAAATACTGTGCCACTTTTTGTTCCGTCAGTTGAGTTACCTGTGCTATTGACGCTTCTTAGTTGAAACTGAGAACTGCTATCTGCTATGCCATGATAATCATATGCACCTGCCGCTGTATTATGAACAGGATAAGTGTTTGCGCCAGTATTCATTACGCTTGTTAATGTATGTTTACTATGACCTGTTGCTGCATCCGTAAATCCGCTGACGTTGAATGTGTCACCTGTGATTGATTGAGAAGAATCAACAGCATGACCTACCCAACCTTTTGCCAATCCCTGTTGCAGGTTAGTCGTGGTCGAGTTGCCCTCGCCTGTCACAGCAATAGACCCAGCAGTGCTTGTACCAGTAAGCGTATTTACAAGAAGCGTACTCATGCTAGGTCTCCATAGGTTGTGGCTGACCATTCGTAGTCATAAAAACTTCCGTTACTATGATTTGAA